GGATGGCACTACTCGTGGGAAATTGTTGGAACAAGTGTATTGGGTAAACAATGGAAGAAAGACGCCTCTCTACTCCAAGTAAGTGAGCAAGAAGGGATGTTCAATCTCTATTGGCAACTGGTGATGGGAGATGCTGCTGACAACGTTCCCGGATATGATGGAAAGATGCGTCAAAAGGTTCCTAAGTTTCTAGAATCTCATTATGAGACAATGCAAGGTCTTGGTGCAGAGATTGACATCTTTGAGTATGTATATGACTTATATCAAGGTGATTTAGACAGGATGCTTGTGAATGGTCAGTGTCTCTATGTCTTACGTCACGAGGAGGACAACTGGCTAAAAAACGTACAACCTATAATTCAGGCGCTTGGACTGAGGGAAGATATCGAAGCTTCATCACCTCAACCCTAAGAGCTGGTGCTAGGCGCTGGCCTCCCAAATACGAAACTCTAAACGCTGCTAAGACAGAGAAGAAGATCAACTCTAAGACTGGTAGATTAGCTCAACATTATCTTTGTTCTTCGTGCAAGAATGAATTCACAAGCAAAGACGTTGAGGTAGACCACATCAATCCTGTTGTATCTCCTAAAGAGGGTTTCATTAGTTGGGACTTGTTCATTAACAATTTATTTTGTGAGTCAGACAACCTACAAGTGCTTTGTAAAGGTTGTCATAAAGCCAAAACGGCTAAGGAAAAGAAAAAACGTGAAAATTGATAAAGAAATTGACACCCCAATGGGGAAGGTGATTTTTCGTGGAGAGCTTACTGAGGAAGAATTGGATTACGTTATCACAGTTGGGTTGGTCACTATGATGGTTCGTGGTGATTTGTCTGCCACTTATGCATTAGAAGATGGTACCCTACTTTCGGATGTTCCTGAACAACTACAATAATACTCACTACGTTCGTAAATGAAAATTGCTAAACAGAGTGTAGAGTATGTTGATTCGATGGGTAGTGACCTCTCCGTGGTTAATGCTGCTCGTGTAAGTTTTGCTAAACAGAGCGTATGGCAGAATGATTCTGATGGTTGGATTGAGGGAAAGTTGTACGACAAGGATGTTAAACTCATCTCCTACCTAGCAAAGCATGGACATTGGAGTCCATTTGCTCACAACTCAATTTCTCTCCGTATCAAGGCACCCATCTTCGTTGCACGCCAACTGGTTAAGCATCAAGTGGGCCTTGTATGGAATGAAGTGAGTCGTCGTTATGTAGACGATGAACCAGAGTTCTATTTCCCTGAAGTTTGGCGAGGTAAACCTAAGAATGCTAAACAAGGTAGCAGTGAGAGTACCATCTCTGGTTATATTGAAAATGAGACATGGGGAGGAGACATTGACGAGGATTTTCAAGAAGTAATTGAAAATTGTCTAGGTCTTTATCAGTGTATGATTGACTCTGGTGTTGCTCCTGAACAAGCCCGTATGGTGCTCCCTCAAAACACAATGACAGAGTGGATTTGGACTGGTAGCCTAATGGCCTTTGCTCGTGTGTGCAAGCAGCGTCTAGATGCACACGCTCAACAAGAGACACAAGAGGTTGCTAAGATGATTAATGACATTGTGGAACCCCTATTCCCCGTTAGTTGGAAAGCCTTAATGGAATGAGACATTTAGTATTACCCGATGTGCAAGCCAAATCCGGTCATGATTTCTCCTATCTAGAGAAGATTGGGCAATATGCAGTAGAGAAGAAACCAGACAAAATAATTTGTCTCGGAGACTTCGCTGACATGCCCTCTCTAAGCTCCTATGACGTAGGTAAGAAGAGTTTTGAGGGTAGGCGCTACCTAGCAGACATTGGAGCCTCACAGGCGGCTATGGCGACCTTCCTGGGCCCTATTTGGGACTTCAATGAGAAGGCTAAACGTAACAAAGAGAAGCAGTACAAACCAGAGCTACATTTAACTCTAGGTAACCATGAAAATCGCATCAATCGTGCAGTCAATGATTCTCCTCAACTGGAGGGAATGCTTAAAACAGAAGACCTCGGATATGAAGAAATGGGCTGGACTGTTTATCCATTTCTTGATGTGGTTGTTATTGACGGGATTGCTTATAGTCACTACTTTACCACAGGAGTTATGGGGAGGCCGGTAACTACTGCCTCAGCCTGTCTTGCTAAAAAGCATATGAGTTGTATTCAGGGCCACCAACAAGGACTCCAGATTCACTCTGCATACAAAGCCGACGGTAGTCAAATTACCTCCATCATCGCTGGTAGTTGTTATGAGCACAATGAAGATTATATGTCTGCACAAGGTAACAAACATTGGCGTGGTTTCCTAATGCTTCATGATGTTCATGATGGGGAATTTGATGTTATGCCAGTTAGCTTAAAATACATTAACAAACGTTATGGCTAAAATCTTCTACAAGAAAGGGTATGAGTATCAACTCTTTCAGCGTTACACCGTAGAGACGGGTATCCGTAGTAACAATGGTGGTGGAAATGATTGGGTGTACATTACACCTGATGGACTCCTCACCATTGCTAAAGGATATGCTTGGGATGGTCCTAGTGGTCCAGCGTTAGATACCCCTAACTTCCTACGAGGTAGTTTGGTACATGATGCTCTCTACCAACTAATCCGTACTTGTGTTCTACGAGAAGACACTGACCGGATTAAAGCTGACAAACTACTTCAGCAACTGGTCATTGAAGATGGTATGAGTACCTTACGAGCTTGGTGGGTTTATCAAGCTGTTGCCCACTTCGGTGGCATCTATATGCGAAACAAACAAGACAACATTCTTTTTGCACCATGATTAACGAACACGATATTAGAGACTATAGCGCTAACGCTTTCACACAACCCAAAGCCAACGATACACAGATTGGTGGTGAACATTATAAACAGTTCAAGGGTATGGAACCTTGGGATGTAATTACTGGTTGGGGACTTGGTTATCTTGACGGCACTGCTCTAAAATACATTGCTCGATGGAAACACAAGAATGGTATACAAGACCTAGAGAAAGCTGTCCATTTCCTTCAGAAAGCCATTGAAGTTTACAAAAAGACTGACAAGTGATGCAAATTAAATCCTTCTACGAATATGAAAAACTTGCGCAACAATTTGCACTTTACCCTGATGCAGGTACAGGTAGCCCTATGGCTTTGGCGTACACAGCTCTCGGCTTGGGTGGAGAAGCTGGCGAGTATTCTGAAAAAGTAAAGAAACTCATCCGTGATGGTAAGTTTGACAAGCCCCTTGCATTGAAAGAGCTGGGTGATGTTCTCTGGTACCTCACTGCTTCTGCTGCTGAGATGGGCTATTCCCTTGTGGATGTAGCAGAAGTTAATATTCTCAAGCTATCTGATCGTGCTGAACGGGGTAAGTTGCAAGGGAGTGGCGATCTTCGCTAAAGCTCACCATGAACGATGAACTAAACGACCTCATTGCAGCTAAGCTAGACATTACTGAGTTCCTAGATATTCTAGGTCTTGAGTTGTCTGACATTCTCCCTAAATTTGAAGAAGAAATTGAAGAATACAAACAAGAATTGCACGCTGCCTGTCGATGAGATTGGCTACAAAAAGAAATACATTGCCCGTAAGATTCAGGAGAGTGAAGCTGAACGAGAAATCAAAACCTATCACCAGTCCGTACAAGTGCCCGATGCACAGGATGTGGATGAAGAAAGGTCAGTGCGAAATGTGTCGTCTTGAAGAGGACCGTCGTCGAGCTGAATTAGAAAAACTAACAGGGGCACATAAGCCAGAGGTAATCATTGGAAAAATCTGAATTTAGGAACCAATTTGGTGAAAACATCTTTCGTTTTAAGTATGCACAAGGTCCTGCTGATACTTGGTCTAAACTTGCAGAGCGTCTTGTTGAGGATGTGTGTGGCTCTCGAAACGGTAGCACTTCCGTACTTATGTCGGAAGGCGATCGAAAACAACTCCCACCATGATTCGTGATTTCACAAATATCATGTGTCTCCTCATACACATTGTCTTTGTGCTTTAGAGCCTCAGCATAAGGGACAGCCGTTAGAGGCTGACCTCCTCGACTTCCGTCTGGATAGCAAGTAAATCCACGAAGCCTCGGGGCGTACTTAGCGAGCACAGCACTAAAGTGTCCAACGTCGGGTTCAGAATTTCCTTTACTGCCCCAAGCTGGGAGGTTGATGGTAGAAGAGATTGACATGTCAACGTAATCTTGAATGTCCGCTTGGAATTTGATTCGTCGTTCATAATCGGTACTCAAGTCGAGGGCGGATTCGATGGAGTCTGGATCGACCCCGTATCGGTCGATAAGGGCTTTTGCGGTTCCGTCAACAACGTATTGATATTTCCACTTTGTTCCCTCGGTAAGGAAACGGCGTTTGTAAGCGACAGCGAATAACGGCTCGATACCTGTAGTAGTTCCTGCCAAAATCCCAATGCTTCCTGTGGGGGCAATTGCCCGGTATGCCACTGGGCGACTAATATAGAATCGGTCGCAATGGTCGTTGGCAGCTTTAGTAGATTCTGATTCATATACTTTCAACCATTCATGTAGTTCTGGGACAACTTCGTACTTGTAGTGTCGTTGGAGGAGCCACTCGTGGATTCCCATGAGTCCCAATCCAAGTCGTCTATTTCGTTCTCGAACCTTATATACCTTCTCGTATGGGAGGTCCGCTCGAAGAGTTCCACATACAAGGAATTTGGACGCGAGCCCCACAACAGATTGAAACTCTTCCAGACTTGTAATATTGCCCATATTGATTGAGCCAAGATTACATACGTCACTGTCATCTTCGCTCGTAACTTCCGTACATGCATTTCGAAGGGTTTCATTTTGTTTATCACCAAAGTTAAAGCTGAAGCCAGGTTCCCCCGTTTCCATTGCTTGTCGGACATTTTGTAAAAACACTGGATTGTCCGTAAGACTGTTATGCAAATTGTCTGGATTAGTCTGACCATAAGTAAGAGCAGCGTCATCATAGTTGACACTAATGTTGGTCATGTCCAGAGGAGCCCAAGCATTGAAGTCTTTCTCTTTAGCTGCCTTTACTTCAGGTGACCAGTTTTTTGCTCCAAGGAACGCAGGAATGTCCTCATGCTGCCAATTAAGAGAAGCATAGATCGCTGACCTTCGGGACCCACCTTGCATGACGTTACGCCCAATTTCATTGATTGCGTACATAAGTGGGAGAGGTCCTGAAGCTGTCCCGCCAGTGCGGCTGAGTGCCTTCCCAGCCGGTCTAAGTCGACTGTAGTCAATTCCAATTCCGCCTCCAGTCATAAGACAAGACATTGCTCGCCATGTTACATTACTCCATTCTTCACGAGTGTCTTCCTCTGCTCGCAGAAGATAGCAATTATTCCAAGCATGTAGAGGCCTCCCAGCATAGTACAGATATCGACCTCCTGGTAAAAACTTCATTTCAATCATGAATTGCAGAAGCTGTTTCCGATCACTATCGGACATTAGTGGCTGAAGTTTACCTGCACCTGTTCCACAAACATCGTCCACAAGACGCTCACATAATTTAGTCCACGTATCGCTGGGACCTTGTGCGTACTTGTAACGAAACACATTTTCGGCGAACTGGTTACGAAATTTAAACTGTTCCAAATTATTTCCTTGTTAGATAGTCGAGGACATTCTGTGCCTCTTGTTGTTTTAATCGCAGATGTGGTAGTAGAAGCTTAATGAGGGCAATACCTTCTTGCTTATTCCACCAGAGTTTATATGCGTCTTTTGTTGCTTTGTGCTGACCTATTTTTAGATGATGATATAAATTACCACCATACTCATGTTGGATTTGCTCTAGCAACCGTAAGCCATCTGGTCCAGACTGCCCTAAAAGAATCTGTGCTTTTGGGTAAGACTTTCCATTTTTTACTTGTGTACCTAGATAGAAACAACCCTCCCCATCAAACAAGCCAGCAAGATAGAGAATATCAATATTTTCCAATGATTACCTCTGGCTTATGTGCCCCTGTTAGTTTTTCTAATTCAGCTCGACGACGGTCCTCTTCAAGACGACACATTTCGCACTGACCTTTCTGCATCCACATCCTGTGCATCGGGCACTTGTAGGGACTGGTTGTAGGTTTTGATTTCTCGTTCAG